TTTATCACTCCACCAATTATCCAAACGCTCAAAATCAATGAGTTTAATATTTAACTCACGACGATAAAAATCACGAACAATTGAATAGCAGTCTTGGTAGCCATGATGATAGTCACGACCAATGAGTGGTGCTTTATAACCACAGGGTTCATAGACCTGAAACTCAACTTCAGGATATGCACAAATCACCCATGGCTTTTCATGAAGTTCAATTTGCAATAAGTCTAAATCAGACGCGCGTGCTGTCGCATTTGGATGTGAGTGGACATAGGCTTGAATCTCACCTTGATCTTCGGCATTCGCCAAATCTTCATGGTGGATTTGAAATTGACCGTGTTCAGCAACATTGCGACACGCGATATAACAACCAGAAACAATCACCCCGCAAGATTCTGCGGGGAAACATTGTTTAGCATGAGATAGAATCACTGCTTTGAGTTTTTTATTTAATTTCATTTTTACACCATTGAAGATGCAGGGAATCCACCAAAATGAAGTTCATTCTCACGACAACGGCAACCTGATGTTCGATAGTTACATCGATCTAAAACAGGATTATCTGTCGATTCATCTTTTTCGGTAAACATTGCTGCACCAATGTAGCCACATTCTTCACTTCGATATTCCCAGTTGCAGTAATTTGAGATTTGTCGTGTAGGAATCTTTAGCCCTTCAAAATCCACTGGATTAGAAAGTTCAAAGGTTACCTGCTGAGCATTTTCAGAAGTCTTTTGTTCAATAAACCAAATCTGCTCACGTTTCTCGCTTGAATTCGCACTGGTATTCCCAGTACTAAAGTTTTCTGCATCCAGATATTTGGCTAAGGTGGTGATGACTTTAAGCTTTGCACCTGCAAAGTCGCCAAACTGTAAACAATATGCAGTGACTGCTCCCTGTATGCCATTAATATTGTTGGTCATACTTAAAGTAGGTGCGGAAGCCTTACCATCACTTCGCATTTCTAAACCACTGACTTGTAATGCCATGGGTTCAAATGTCTGACCATCAAAGATGATGTTACGATGCCAAACTTTTTTATCACCAGTATCAGTAACCATCGGACCATCAGAACCAATCGAGCTATAAATCTTTTCCCAATCTTGGAATGAAATATGTCCGTGGAAACGCAAGATGCCAGCACCTAAAGCGCTGGCATCTAATTCAAATAAGGTAATTAAGCCATCTACATAAAGTTTCTGAAAATCACTATTTAACATCTTCATTCACCACAATATCGAGGTTCAAACCCTCATCATCATAAATAGCCTGGATAGATTGAATTGAAATCCCTGAACGATTCTGCATAGAAACAATATAGGGAATCAGCCAACTGATAAATTGTGCTTCTTTTAATGAGATACGGCTTAAATCAGGCTCTTTATCCTTTTTTAAGCCGATTAATACATCATCTGTCGCCTTGTTATAATCAATCGATAGGTAATCTATTTTTGATCCAAACTCGTAAGCAGATGCATCAATTTTAGCCATGAGTGCTGCAGTAAAACTTGCTTCAATTCGTGTAAGTTGCTTTGACATTTTTAATATTCCTTCAAATAAAAAGCCCCAACGAGTGAGGCGTGAAGTTAAAAAATTTAAGGATAAAAAACTTGGGTGAATGTTGTTGAGATTTGCCACAGATTAGAGCCAAGATCAATTATTTGATAATCTCCAGCCTTCACACGAACTTGACCATCTTGTGGTGAATTCCAGAGAAATGAATCAGCACCTTTGTGATCATCAAGAAATTTTTTTATTTCAATAATCACTGACTCAGGAGCCTTTCGATTAAATGGCCAAGATCCTGATTTATTGTTTATCCCAACTGAAACATTCTGCTCATACCCATCGCCAAACTTACTTGTTGAAACTTTAAAAGTGGTATTTCCTGAATTGCCATCTAGGCTGGTTTCCCAACCAAATAGTCGATTGCTCAATCTTTATCTCCAATAAAAAAACCGCCTTTCGGCGGCATTTTTTTCTAACAACTTCAAATAATTTACAAGACAATCTATTTACCCTTAATAGCGTTGCTTAATGGATAACCTTGTTTAAGATTACGTATAATCCCTTTATCTACAGCATTGTCTATCATCTTACCAATGGTCACCATCAAATTTCCATTCGAGTCTTTTGATGTTTCAACTTTATCGCTACCATAATTTTTTATAGTCACCTGTATTCCTGAAACAGTATTTTCACGATTTGCCAGATAAGTTGTTAAATCCTTATTTTGACGGGGTGATAAAACTCTCTCACCTTTGTCTAAATAATAACTAGCCTCTTTCGGAACATAACTTTCACCACCGTGAAAAATACCATCTACAGTCTGAGCAGCAATTACACCAACAGATGCATAACCTAAACCACGTGTAAGCATAGACATAAAACCAGTAGGATCGGTTTTAAGCGCTGCTGTTGCACCAACCTCTGTATTGATGATTGCTTGACCCATTGCAATCACTTGCTGAACCAAAAACATAGTTTTATAAGCAGCACTAGACTCTCCAGCAGATTCTTTAACCATATCAGTCATAGAACCCCAAACACTTCCAGCCTGAGATAGTAATGATCCATACATGTTTAATTGATCTGTATAGAGTTCATTTCTTAAATCAGCTTCATCTTTGGTCGCCTTAGCAATAATCGCATAACGTTGATCTTGAAATGTCTTTTCAGCATCCAGAATTTTCTGTTTTTTCTGATCATCCGTTAAAGCGTCATCATTACCAATTTTTGAGATCAGTTGCGATTGATCATAATATGAAGTGTCAATACTTCGGTCTACACCAGACTTAAAACTAAACTGCTTATATTCTTGCGGTGTCATTGTTGACTGCGCAATCATATCTCTGCTTGTAGCATCAATATCAGCCAAGGATTTGTTGTACTCGGCGAGTTTCTGCCATTGTAACTGCCTATACTCTTTTAGCTCTTTGTCGTACTGCGCTCTGATCGACTTTTCACGCAACTGTTTTTCTTGATCGGAAAATTCAGTCGATGCTTTAATTTGCAAAATTTGAATATTCTTTTGTGTTTCAAGCTTCTCACTTTCAGACATCTTGTAAGCATTTAAATCATATTCAAGTTCTGCCTTATTTAACGCCTGTGAATTTGTAAATCGTTCATTTTCAGCTTTGATTAAAGCTTGCTGTTCACTACCTGCAAATTTAAGTGTCAAATCAGCAATTCGTTGTTGATGCTCATTAACTAACACAACATCTCTATTTTGATAGTCCTTTCGAAGTTGTTCACGGTCTTTTTCAAGTTGCTCGAACTCTCGAATAGGATCTGATCTTTCACCATCTAAAGATGGAGAAAAACCGCTCAATGAAGCCATTTTACCTTTTACAATTCGGACATAATCTTGAGTTTCTTTAAATGGTGGAATACCACCATATTTTTCAACATTCCCAGGTCCTGCATTGTATGCAGCAATAGCCTTATCCCAACTTCCAAACTGCTTATATAGTGCGCCTAAGTAACGAGTTGCACCTTGCGCGCTTGATTGTACGCTTTTCACATCAACACGATATTGACGAGCTGTACCAGGCATAAATTGAAATGAACCTTGAGCGCCTACAGGCGATGTAAGTAAACTTCCATCTTTTCTGTAAGTTCGACCATTTGACTCCTTTGACATGATTGCTGAAAGCAATCCGTCTGGTGCATTGATAGATCTTTCTAAAGCTGAAAAGTTATACTTTTCCGCATAACCTTTTACCAAAGACTCTACTTGATATTCTTTGACTTTGGCTGCTGCTTTAGCCTGTTTCTCCATTTCTTTTGTTTGGGTTTTGACAGATGCCGTAATACTTTCCTGAACTTCCTTAACTTTTTGCTGCAATGCAAATTGTTGATCAGCAATTTTTTTCTGGTCTGAGGATAAAATCTGTGTAAACGGAATTTTATTATCTTCGCGGAATTTAGTCATGAAAGTTGCATAATCTAAAGCATTCTGATTACTTCCACTTGCTTTAACTGTATTCAGAAAATACTGATTTTTTAGATTTTCTTTTGCTGCATTTGCTTGTAGCTCCTTTGTCTTTTGGATTTCTATATTTTTCAGGCGAACAGCTTCTGCTTCGCTATTATGTGCCTGTACAGCTTGAGGCGTAGAATTAACCAAAGAATCTCTTGCCGATTTAGCATTTAAGTAAGCGACTTTACTTTGGTCATAACCAGCTGAAAGTTGGTTTATTTTAAGCTTTTGATCATCGGTCAAAAAGTTAAGTTTTTCGATAGCAGTATTAAACTCATCTGAAGTTATCTTTCCTTGAGCATAAGCATTATAAAGTTTACGTACAGTTGCTATTTTTTCGTCAGAAATCGGAATAGCCTCTACAAATGCACTCAAATCCGAACCAGCCACAACAAATGAAACTCTTAAATCCTCTACCTCTTTTTTCAACTCATGCAGAGTTGTTTTTTGCTGGGCAATACTTAATTTTTCATATTTATCCCGTAATTCATCTACAGTTTGACCTTGAATCGTTAAGGCTTGAGAAGTCTCAGTTGAACTACTTTTTAAATATAAATATGATGCTGCAACCCCTGCAACTGCTACACCTAGTCCTACAGGACCAAGTAGTAAACCTGCAAGACTCCTGCCGATTCCAATTGTTGCAGATTGAGCAGCGTTATAGGCCAATGTTGAACTTGTAGACTGTTTTAATGCAATATTGTATGCAATTTCAGCCGCAGTCAGACGTTGTACTGCTAAAGCTCTCGCACTTGCAGATGTTGCCTGATTGTATTCAACCCTAGCCAGATTTAACTCAGTTAATGCTAAAGCAGTATTCTGTTTAGCTCTTAATGCTTGAATCCCCAAAAGCTGAATATTTGCATTATTTTGAGCAATTATTGCTTCTCTTTGAGCCAAACTTACTGCGACAGCTTCTCGCATACCAACTACAGCATTAAATATAAATTTTCCTGTAAAATACGCCCCAGCCACCATCGAAGCACTTATTAATTCATTTAAGTTCCCTGCAATAAGATTAATCCCATTTGCAAGAACGACTGAAGCTCCAGAACTATTTGAAGCTTCACCAACAAATTTAACCAATTCATTATTTAAGCGAGTAAATGCTTGACTAACCGTTTTATCTGTTTTGTCATAAAGCGTGTCTACACTCGAACCAGCTTTTAGCAATGATTTGACAATAACATCACCAGTTAACTCCCCTTGCAGCATCATGTTACGAAGTTCACCGCGTGTTTTACCTAAGCCCCGAGCCATAGCATCCAATACACCAGATGCATTATCTTGCATAGAACTAAATTCTTCAGCCTGTAGTTTTCCGCTTGCTAAAGCCTGTCCAAATTGAGTTAAAGCATCTTGAGCACCTGAAGCACTCGAGCCACTTATAGCTGTTGCTTTCGTTACAATTTCAGTTAAACGTGCAGTTTCTTTCTGATCAATATGAAGTGTTTTAGAGTTTGTTGAAAACTTAGAGTAAATATCAGCAACACCATCCCAAGCTGCGCCAGTTTTTTGTGCAATTTCAAAGGTCGCTTCTGAAGCTCTATTAAGTTCAGATTGAGAATTCGTAACTAATTTAAGTCGGTTATGTAAAGATACATATTCGTCTGATTTACCAATGACCTCACCAACAGAAATACCAGCCACAACAGATTTGACTGATGATGCCAAGAAACCATAACTTTTAGCCATAGCTGAAATTTGACGATCTTGACGATCTAAAGTCTTAGAGAAATCATCAATTTGAGATTGAGTTCGCTTAACTTCATTTTTTACATTGTCATATCCTTTGGTCATGGTTTTTGTAGAATCTTGCACAGTTCTACCAGCTCTTGCCATACCAGTTTCAAATCTTGCAGTATTTGCCTCAAGCAAAATCTCTACCCGCTTTAACAGATTTTCAGACATAAATTTTTCCTTTAGGCATAAAAAAACCACCCGAAGGTGGTCTAAATTAAATAAGCATCTATAGATTTTCTTTATAACACTCAATAAAAAATTGATTATTGCTAATTAAATTCTTAGCATAAACGTCATTAATGATTTTCAATCTATCATTACTTAATGAATCACCCTTAAATTGATTATGAATTTCAATTAGGCTCTGTTTACTGTTTCCTAATTTTTTTGACTCTGAAACTAATTCATAATAATCACTTAGTTCCAAACACTTTTTGATCTTATTTTCGTTTACTTTACCATCTTCACATATTGCATAATTCAGCTTATTAAAATACACATTATTATCAGGTTCTTCTATTAAAACTTTTCCCTCATAAATTAAAAACCTTTTGTATCCTGTATATCCACCAAAGCTATTTTTAGCATTAACTTCACCACATGTATTTTTTACCTTTCTAAACTGTGCCGAGTCTGGATCTTTCAACAAGGATTTAACTTTATTTTCTACTTCATTATTTCCACAACTTATTAAAAAAAAATTCATTAAAATTAAAAAAAATAATTTCACTACATTCCAACCCCTCAATATTATAAGAGGTTAGAATATAGCTTTAAAATAATTACAACTTCAAGCGTTTTTCAACATGTTTACAGCAATGCATCCATTCGAATTTTAATATCGTCCATAACTTCATTTGTGCTTCGTTCAGACTCATGCTGCCACATCATAAATTTATCAAAACCAAACTCATGATCTGCATAGTTAACATCAAATAAAGTTTTGGCAATATTTGCTTGAAATGCATTTTCGCGAATCATTCCAATCGGCTCAAGATGATCAAATGCTTGCCAATATAGATACTCTTCGAAAGTCATCGTTTTTTCTAATTCGCCAACCGTTCGACCTAAACGTAATGCAAGCTGAAAACGAAATTTTAGGTCGGGTTGGCTTTTTAGTTTTTTAATGGTTCAGGTTCGGCCCCTGCTTCTTTTTCCGCATGAATTTCCGCAAGTGTTTTAATGCCATTATGTGCATAAATCTTCTTGACCAATTGATCTGCAATAGGTGCTGGTATGCCTTTGATTTGATCTGTTGATAAGCCTTTTAATGTAAGTTCACCTGTTTCAGGATCACAGACAGTGGATTGAATCAGAATTGAAGTTGAATCTTTCTCAGCAGAGATCCATGCATCTCGGTCTGCCAATGACATTTTTTTAATGCCAATTGAACCTAAACCATCAACATTATCTTTTACAAAATCTTTATTTTCAGCCAAAGCTAAAAATGCTGCTGCTACGCCAGTTAAAATTTTATCAGCCATTTTCTATCGTCCAAAAAAGAATAAAGCCCGCAAAGCGGGCGATATATAGTCATTAAGGTGTGGTGGTTTTGGTTACTTTACCATTTACAGCAATTGTCAATTTAAAACGGTTCTTCTTGTTTGCTGCACGGACTGGAGAGAGTTCAGTAATTGTGCCTTGATAGGTATAAGTTGTTTTTGCATCATCAGGCAATTCAACCTTCCAATCAATCATTTGACCATCTTCAAAATGGGCATCTAACTCTTGTTGTTGAACACTGCCAGAAATCATTAATAATTCATACGCTAAATCATCAGCACTAATTACACCAGCTGCTGCTGTTTCTTTGTGAGTTGACTTCACTGTTGTAATGTCATCAACTTCACGCTTTTTGGTCGGTAATGGACTATCTGTGACTTCAAGCAATTCTGAAAAAGCTTGTTCAGACGGTAATTTGTATGAGATTGTGATCCCCTGGGAATCAATTAAAGCCTTATCAGCCATGTTATGCTCCTAATTTTGCCAGATTAAAATATCAACTTGGTGCTGATATAGTTGTGTTTCATCATCAAACCCTCCATCTTGACCACCCAATAATGAACAAGATGATAATTTCTGTTCGCTGATTGCACGTTTTACGATCCTTGCATCCAATTCACATTGAATCTTGTCTGCATTGTGAATATTGATTTGTACGCGAAGTTGCTCATAGCCAGTCCATTCTTTGACTGTATTCAATGCCTCTTCTGAAATGCCCTGGTATGTAATGTAAGTACCTTCAACCTTTTGCCCCATTGCAAGCGGTGCTGGTGCAACTTGACCGTTAAACAATGGCGCAAGCACCGAATAAATAATTTCACTCGCTAACATCATTTATTCCTTCTAGTGCAATCATTCTTTTTTCGAATGCTGCCTTAACATATGTCCCGTATTTATCTTTGAAACGTTCAACAGCAACTTCTTTGTACCTGTCATATGCTGGACGTACAAAAGGTACAGCAGCAAAAGTGGGTGTGCCCCTTTCTATAAAACGGTAATAAAATGCTTTAGATTTGATATAAATCCCCACTGCAACACCGCCATTGACTCGAATACGTTTTCGAGCAATATTTCTCCGAAGTGTGCCTGGTCTTTTTAGCTTACGTGTATTTTGAGGTCGTCCAGCTAATCTCGCTCTAGCTGAACCACGGTAATATCTGTAATAGGCTTTTTCAGCTTTTGGTGCATTCCGCTTAATTTCTTCAAATATTGGTTCGGAAGCGTAAAAAAGTGCATTTTGTGTGAGTTGTTTTTGTTTACCAAGCTTTTCAAGACTTTGAAGTTGCTCAGTTAAATCTGACAACCCATCAATCTTGAAGTCAAATTCCATTTGATAATTTCCCTACTGTACACATTAAGGTTTTCTTACCTTTATTGACTGGTAATGCACCTGAAATTTTATAAGTTTCTTTTGTATCGACATCCTGGATAATATGAATTGCAGATATTTCTGGAAAATCATCTGGACGCATGACAACCCGACAAATTAAAGCTGAACCTTGAACGCTTGACTGGACAAATGAATTGGCGCTGATCGGTAGCACTCCACCATAAAATTGACCAATCTTTTTCCATATTTGTTTTTTTTGACCACCAGCATTTTTTTCTTCAGTTTGTTCATAAACATCGAATAGATGGTCTAGATCACCTGATTGCATTTAGACCCCCATATTTCGTGATGGAAACATCAAGTTTTCACATGCACGGTTCACATATAAATTAACGTCTGTTTGAGATGCGCGGTTTTGATACATGTCAGAGATAATCAACAATGCAGCAACTGATAAATTTTCAGGAATTGCACCTTTATATTTTTCTTTAAACGCATCCCAATCCGAAAAATCAATGAAATCCAGTACGTTCTGTGTAGCTGCTTTTATCAATAACTCAATATATGCATCGTCACGCTCATGAATCACGCGTAAGTGCTTTTTTGTCATTTCTAAAGTAATTAAGTCACTCATAAAAATAGCCTTTTTTTGACATAAAAAGAGGTAAAAAAAGCAGTCCGAAGACTGCTTTTAATTCAATAAATTTAGGTATTAAGCACCGCCACCTTCACCACCATCAGCACCGCCACCTTCACCACCATCAGCACCGCCACCTTCACCACCATCAGCACCGCCACTACCACTGCCAACTTTTGGTAAATCACCTGCAACATTGGCATCTGGAACAATGACCCCACCTGCTGCACGCATTTCTGAACGTACTGTTGCCAAGTTTTTACGGAAATTATCACCATCTTCCAATGAAACTTGTGTATCAACATCTTCACGGATATAGCCATCAAAACCGATTGACAAATTACCGCACCAGAATTTTTCGGCAGCTTGAACTGGACTAAAACGAACAGGTAGCCCCCATAAGAACGCTTGAACACCTGTTCCAGTCGGTACACCAATTAAGTAATGTCCATCTGCACCCTTTAAACGCTCGATTGCACCCCAATCTTGCGGATTTAGAATGTAACATTCAGGTTGAATAAATGAAGCCGCTGCTTTGTATTTCGCTTTGTTCAAAACATCAAGTGAAGTATCACCAGCTACAGCGTCAATCGTGAGATAATTTCCAGCTTCCATTAAACCACTAAAGTTTTTAGGTTGACCCGATGCAGGAACATGGCCATTAATCACAAAATATTCAAGTTTATAACGAATACCATATGCCAAACGTGACTCGATATATGCCGCAAGCATTGGCATATCTGCAAGCACCTGATTTGATACCTGAATCCAATGTGCAATGGTGCCTACATTCAGCACTTGGGTATCAAATTTAAGCAATGATTCAGGCTTCATCGTACCTTCAGGAACAATGTCTGCCATTAAATTCCATGCCGTTTCACGCAACAACGTTACAATATCACCCTGGATAGGTGCCCAATTAATAAGATCAACCACAGTTAATGGTTGCCATGGCACACGATTTAAATCATTTTTGGCGTATTGATAATTTTCGCCCAATGATCCCAAAGTAATAATATTACGTGCTTTGATACCATCAAACGCAACAGAAGTATTTTTCTGACGTTTTTCAAGCATAGTTTTGGCAATTTCTAAAGCTTCGGTATTACGGACCAAAATTGCTGCAATACCACCTTGTTCGTCTTCAGAACGAGTTTTTGCTTGATTAACCAAATCAGTTTTGATTTGATCAATATCGGCGACTAATTTCGCAATGTCTTTTGCCCGTTCTTCCAACTCCGCTTTAGCATCATCTGGTAGATTGGCTAACTGGGTTTGACGACTTTCAATTAAATCATCTAATTGTTTTAAACGTTTTTTTAACTCTGCTGATGCCGTATCAAGTGGGTTACCACCTTCGTTACGGGTAAAAATTTGCATTGAGCCAATGAGTGGCAGTTTTTGATGAGCAGTCATATTTTTTCCTTTTAAAAAAGAAAACCGCCATTAAAGGCGGTCATGTTTGTTTCATTTAAAAAATTTAAACTTGGTCTAACCAAGCAAATGGATCTGTTTTTATTCCTGGTTGATCTTGGCCAATACTTTGAACACGTTGGATTAAGGATGATGCCGCTGCTTCATCAAGATGAAACTTTCGTCCGAGATAAAGCTTCATATCTGTTTCAGTTTGAATATCTCGCATATCAGAATCAGAAACACGTGCATTTCGATCACTAGGTTCATCACAAACACTGATTTCATATAGACTTGCTCGTTTAATACGAACATATTTACCCATATCTTCAATGTCCATTGGATCAGGATAAAAGAATGCTATCGACAAACCATCTATCGTTTCATCTTCAAGCATTGCTCGTACATCTTTGGCAAGACTTAAACCAGGTGTAAGCCGTCCTGAAACTTTAAAACCAATATCATCTTCTTCAAGCTTCAGCCATTTGCCGATGCGCATTGCAAATTCAGGACTAATCCAATCATAACGATGACCATGGTTGTAGTACATATGACATCGCATAGCACCAGCCGCCACAGCATTAATAAAATCTGTAAATGCTCCTTTTACAAATTGTTCACCATGTGAATTGATACTTTCCCAACGAACAGCATATCCGTCGAACTCAAATGCAGAATTTTTGTCTTGATTTTCATCGAATCTTAATTTGACATCTGAAAATGGCAAAAGCCGAATTTGTACATTCGGCTTTTGCACTTGTGCATCTCGCATATTTAAATGATTACGGCTCATTTTTTTGTTCACCTCGTTGCCCCTCAATAACACGATCCAGCGTCAATAACTGAGCTGCAACCATTAAATTATCTCCACCATCAACTGGTGCATAACCTTCTTCAATCCGTACTTCATTAATCGTGGACTGACCACTTTCAATCCGTACTTTATTATTGGCAATACGGGAAGCAATTGAGGCACGTAAAAGGTCCTTGATCTTAAATTCAAACTCAAATGTATCCCAATCAACACGGTCTAATAAATTCAACCTTGCCGACTCTTCAATACGCTCAAAATAAGGACGTAATCCAAACCGATAAAATGATTCCACAAGCTGCTCAATACCACTACCCCATACCGTTGAACCACTGGTATCGTTAATCAATACGCTTGGAACACCATAAAAACGACAAACTTCCTCAACTGTAAAACGTCTAGTTGATAAAAGTTCAATATCTTCAGGTGTTAAACTAATTTTTTCAAATTTCAAGCCACCTTCAAGCACTGGAAGAAACCAATCATCTCCAGAAACAAGATCAGACATTTCCTCACGAAGTGCTTGGCGCTGTTCTTTCTTTAAAGTTTTATCAGTAGAGAGCGTACCTGAAGGTTTTGCACCATTTTCCATGACTCGTCCGACTTTATCATCGGTTGCCAACCCAATACCGATTGATCTAGCACCAAATGCCAAAGGCGACATTCCAACCAAGCCAGTACCAAATAATCTAACGTGCCAAATTTCTTTGTCAGTTAAGATTTCCTTTTTTCCATCAAAATAAGTGATGTGGTACTCTTTTTTACCTTTATCATTCAATTTTGGTAAAACTGAAGCATTGTTGATCACTACAAGCTGATTAAGTTGCTTGTGGTAATAATATTTCCGCACATACACATTTCCACTGATTAAATTCAGCATAAATGTTTCTTTAAACTCAATATTTGTTTGATCATCATTCGGTTTATTACGAAATAAACGCGCTAAATCATG